AACTTCCGCTCAATGGTGATCTGCTAATGGATAAGTATAAAAAACAACCAATCCCCACTGTATTATCGGGGGGATTGAAAAAAGAAGCAGTTAAAACCCCCATTAATAAGATGGGGGTAACGAAATTTGATACACAACCTCAAGATGCCGATCTCCCGTTCCAAGAGCATTCGCTATATACCATTCCTCGAACTCACATGCTCATGACCAATGATGGCGTAAAGCATGTCGAGTACCGTATGCCTGCTGATAATGAAATTGCAGTGATTGACTGGGTAAATTTCACCATTGGTATTGAAACAATGGGTGATAAATATTGGCATGAAGATGAATATTCCCTTGATTCACATCGCTGGACTGCTGCTGTTGAAGCTTTAGAGGTTGATTTACAACATATATTTGGTTTTACAACTTCATCTTGTCGTAACAAGGGGCTTAACTTTTATGAGCAAAGCTATGTTTTAGGTGAAGATTTCGGATTTATTTGTATTGGTGGTCAACGAAATACGCTTTTAATCATGATTAATGGTCGAGGCTGTAACTTTGCTAAAAGTGGTTGGGAATTAAGACTTTACAATTTCTTAGTAACTAAGGCTAAACGCGCTAAATTAACGCGAGTTGATATTGCTCATGATGATTTCGAAGGTAAAAACGTCAATGTTGATTGGGGCAATATGCAAGATGGACTAGGGGGCTTTCAACTCGGTAATCGTGCGCCAAATATAGAGCATAAAGGTAATTGGAAACGTCCCAATGGTCGCGGTCGTACACTGTGTATCGGTTCCCGTGATTCAGGCAAATATCTGCGTTTATACGAAAAAGGTCGTGCTGAGGGTGATCCAAACGACAACTGGCAACGTGCAGAAGTTGAATTCAAAGCAATTGACCGTGTTTTACCGTTTGACATGCTTTTAGCACCATCAGAATTCTTTATTGCTGCTTATCCATGTTTCAGAGATTTGGCTCAACATTTACAGCCTGAACGCATTGAAACAATTAAAAAAACAGCTCAAATCAATTTCCAAACTGCCATTGAGAATCTTAAACATCAATATGGCAAGTATATCAATATCTTCAAGGACGTATTCGAGCCTGAAGAACTTATCAATTTAATTTGCTGTGCAGATCCGCTTGCGTATCCCAAGCGATTAGATCATGTGCTTATTACTGCTCGGAGAATGTAATGCATACATCAACTGTAAAAATCTTAGGTGCTAAAGCTGTTGATTTTAAACCTGATGACAAATCAGGCCGTCACTATGATCATGTTTCATTGTTCTGTGAAATTCCTATGGATTTATCTCAAGGTAATGCTATAGGAAACGGTTGTGAGATTTTCAACTGGCAGGATTCTTCAAACATGGCTTTATTGCGCCAGTTCAAACAAAAGGATTTTCCAATCATGGCTGATATTACATTTGACATGGTGACTACTGGTAAAGCAATGAAATATGTAGTTGTGGATGTGAAGCTACCAAGTCCGCAACCAAAAACACCTTAGTAATCAAAGCCTTACTATACGGTATTTCGTATAATGTATAATATGTAAATAAATCAATAACTTAGGTAAACATAGGATAACAGGGTAATGAAAATATGTCTACTTTTAATAGGAAATGCAAAGGGAGCGCCTATTAACTTTATGGGCAATAACGAAAAAATGTGTCCAACCTGTGGCTCATATTTTCATTACCAATATTTACCGTTTCATCAATCCAGTTGTAACGGTTAAGGAATTTTAAGAAATGGCATATCTGTGCAATTCATTCGATGAAGTTGCTCAAGTAGCGACAGACTGCAAAGTCTTTGAATTAAACAGCTTTGCTATTACAGGCACGCAAGCGTCACTAATAATCGCAGCGGTTGCGAGCTACTTTCTAACAATGTGGTTATTAAAAAGACTTCGATCTACCTTTTAGGAGAAATGTTATGGGTAACAATCAATTAGTCGTTAAGGAACACAAATGCAAAACTCATTTAGTCCGTGTTGGTGGACTAGGTGGTTTGTTAGGTTTGATGGCAGCGTCAAATGCTAATGCGGCTTTAACACTTGATACAGCAGCTTTTGTTACTGATATCGGTACTGCTGAAACATTTGGTATTGCTATTGGTATTGCGATTTTAGGCTTTGTTGCTGTTATGGCTTTAGTCAAAAAATCTCGTGGTGCTGTGAAGTAATGAACGACCTTGTGCGCGTTGGGAGCGACTTTGGAGTGACTGACGCGCATGAGGGAGTGAGGGATTAACAATGGATGAACCATCAATTTATAACTGGCTTATTGTCATTTTTGCAGTCATGGGACTGAAAATCTTATTCAAATAACTAAAGGAATAAAATAATGTTTATTCGATTACTTTGTATTTTATTACCTTTAGTTTTTATTAATGTTTCTTATGCAGTTGAACTTCCTCCAAATAAATCATGGAGTTGGACGCATCATAATAAGATGCGCGAGCAAGCACGTTTAAAAGCATTACTAACAAAGCAAATTAATGAAGCCGGTTCATCAAAAACGATTTCAGCAATTGTAGAAACTACGCCTACTGCTTCAAAAGTCGGTTCTTCAATGTTTAAACGTGTTGCTTATGTAGCGAAAACTCCCGGTGTTCAAATGATCGGTGTTCTTGCTGTAACTCAACTAATCGAGGGTATTGGCTGGGTAATGAAAGACGGAACTTATGTAAAGCAAGTTTCTGATAAACAACCCTTTGAATGTTCAGTAGACAATTCAACTTATGGAGATTGCAATACTATTCTTAGCGAATCAGCTAGAACAACTATCACTCTTACTCAAACACAAATAAATACTTATACAACGTTTGTGACTAATAACCCAACGTCAACTGCTTCTTACAATAGTATTTACCTAAAATGTGCACCTATTGATAATTATTACTGTAATAGTGACGGATACGCTGTCCAATCTTTTAAAGTCAGAGCTGCAAAAGCTGAACCAAGAGATATTCCTCTTACTCCAGCTTTACTTGGAGCTGCTATGCTTGGCTCAGGTTATTCTGACCCTGACCCTAATTTTGATAATACAACTGTTAATAATGATCAATGGACCGGCGTTCCAGAAGCTTATACACCTGACTCATCTGGAATAGGCAATGAACTTGCAGAAGAACTAGATGCAAAAGCTGATGCTGCTCCACAAACTTCAGATGGATCTGCTTCTTCACTTACTGATTCAAAATATTCTTCTGACTTATCTACAAATCCTGATGCAAATGATCGCTCATGGCAATCAGGGGATGGGACAAAAGGTTCTACAACTAATACAACTACGACTGATACCGAAACAAATACAACTACTTCAAGTGGTTCTTTTAATCTTCCGAGTTTTTGTGATTGGGCTGCTTCGGTTTGTGAATGGTATGACGATTGGAAAAAGTCAGATCAAGCCTATAAAGAACACATGACTGAAGAAAAGTCATTTTGGGAAAAGGTAAAAGAATGGTTTGATTGGTCTAAATCAGAAGACGGATTACCAAATAAAGATGATTCAGAACTTATTGTAGAGCCACAATTCGAAGAAAAAAAAGTAGATATTAATTGGAGTGCGCAATGTCCTGCACCTCAATATGAAACTGTTAGTCTCCATGGCTATACAGCGCAAGTCAAAGTACAAGACTTTAGTTTCCTGTGTTCTTTAGACTGGCTATTAAAGCCATTCACCATTGGTTTTGCTTCAATACTTTCAATTTTCATTATTTTTGGATTCCAGCGAGGTACTGAATAATGGGCGCTCTGCTTTATAAAATCCTTGATTTGTTTGCTAATAATTTTGTAAGACAAATGCTTACCTCGTTTGGTGTTGGTTTGGCTACAGGTCTACCTTTTTATTTATTTTTATCTTCTCAAGTCGATCAAGCTATCACTCAAATTAACTCATCACCATATTTAGGTTTGATGGCTGTCTTTGGCATTGATACAGCCTTGTCTATGGTTTTTACAGCAATTCTTACACGTGCTTATTGGGAGTCTATGAAGCTCCGTACAGTAAAGAGGAACTAATATGCCCGTTATATTATTTACTGGTGCAACGGGTGACGGCAAAACCCATAATGCAGTTAAACGAATTAAAGAGGCTGCGGCAGCAGGCCGTCCAGTATTTACCAACATTAAAGGAATTAACGAAGATGGATTCTTACCCATTGAGGGAGTTGAGCCAATTCCGATTAATGATAATGGTGAACTAGACTGGCAATTATGTCCTGCTGCGGATGCTGAAACCGGTCAAAGTGGTTCACTGATCGTCTACGACGAAGCACAAAAGCAACGTGATAAAAGGAATTTAAGATACTTTGCACATGTTAACCGAGAAAAACTCTCTGAACGTGCTGTCATATCTGAATTAGATGAACATCGTCATAAAGGTTATGACATTATTTTCATTACACAAAATCCTGATCTGTTACATCGTCACTTACTTGGATTTGTTAAAGAACATTATCACTTTTCAAGACCATTTAACAAAAGCGAATCACAAGTCGCTTTATGGCGATCATGGCAAGAAAAACCCAATTCAACTGCTGCTATAGAACGTGCTGAAGATGTTTTCAAGGTTAATTTAGAGCCTGAAATCTTTAAGCATTATAAATCAACAGAACAAGTTACAGACAAGAAAGTTCGTATTCCAAAATACATGTGGAAACTCGGTATTATTGCGGTTGCATGTTTCTTGGTTGCAGGTGGATTATTCTTTAATTTCTTTAGTCACTTTAGCTCTAATGGTGGTCGAATTGGTCAACAAGCATTAGATAAAGAATTAGAAAAAGCAGGGCAGAACCCTAAAGTACAAACAGCATTAAATGCACAAAATCCTGAATTGCAGCAAAAAATTAAAGCTTGTCAGGAACAATTTAAATGGACTGCTGCACAATGTGAGCAAGCATATAACCTAGTTGCTGAAAAACAACGTACAGATCAGTTAGAGCAAAGCACTAGAAATAATATGGAAATGGTTGTTTATGACTACAATCCAAGTAAACCTTTTGAACAACCATCTCAAGCCCATTTACAACCAACATCATTCCCAGTCTTTGCTGGATGTATGAAGAAAGGCAATCGCTATGTTGCATATACTCAGCAAGGAACAATATTGCATGATGTATCTCAAGCGGATTGCAAACGTGTAGTTGAGGATGGTGATAGGCCGTTTAATTACTTCCAAAATAATCGGACTGAATCGTTGAGTACAGGAACTTTAAACAATGTTCCTACGCAAACGAATCAGCCGAATTCAAATCAATTGATTTCAGAAGAATTAGCTAAATATCAACAAGCTAAAGAAATGGGGTTAATCTAATGAAGAAATATTTAACAGTTTATTTATTACCTTTATCCATGTTTATTCTTATCCCTTTATTTTTTTATTTACTGTCTTATATCACTGAATTTTTTATTTTTATTTGCTCTTTTTATATTTCATTTCTTGAAAGATACTTTGAACTTTGGTCTGTACCATTCATATTTTTACTTTCATTTGCATTTTCTTTTTCAATTATTTTTGCTAACTATGAGTTTCATAAAAATAAATAGAGCAGGCGGAGTGCCTGCGAACTGATGTAATTGAATTACAAAACCTTCTTCTCTCTGATTACAAGCTCCCATATACTTACAAGCGTTAGAATTTAGCCATCCCAACGGGTGGCGACACAATCACAAATGCCCTCGAAAATCAGAAAGCATCTCTTGTGCTGTAGGGTTTTGAGGGTAATCACAAATCAGCATGCGTCCTGATTTTCTAATTTTTTTTGCTTCATTTGGTTTAATTCGAATAAAGACTAATTCGTCTGGTTCGTTTCTATGGTTGATTTCACAAATCATAATGGTTTGATGCTTTTCTATGATTTTGTATTTCGGGAAAGTCTTTTTAACTACCTCTTTTAGTGGCAATTTTTTTGCCCTAGCAACCTTTCTTTGGGGCTTCTTTTCTTTTTCATTTTTAGTCATATTTTTTACGATTAGTATGAGTACAACTAGAAATATTAAGCTTGTTATGACTTCCATTTTTATTCCAATTTTTTAAGTCTGAGATTTCGTATAATGTGTGCGAGATTATGTTACATAGGCGATTTGCAACCATGTCAGGGGCAAATCGGCGTTATTTAACATCAATCTGCATTATACGAAGTCGAAATTTAGCCTAAGCAGTTTAAAAACTATAACGACAAAATTAAAAAAGGGCATTTCGCCCTTTTTTTGTACTCAATGAGAGGGGATTGCTCGGTTATCCCACTTCATCAGCTTCTATAACTATTACTTTTTTGTCTCGACTTTGATTTTACCGTCTCTCGTAACTTCGATTATTCCTTCGATCAGTGTTTGTCTGATTATTTCATGGAATATTTCAGTATCTCTCAATGGTTTTTCGCCTGCCTTTACCAGATCTCTATTTAGCTTTAGGGCTACTTCATTCAAAGCCTTTTCTTCTTCGTCTGTAAATCTGAATGTCTTAGCCATTTGATATTCCTTTTAAAATGATTTCATTCTAAATGAATTTGTGATTTGCGCTTGTGTTTATATGTGATTTGTGTTTTTATGCTCGTAAAATGATTTGTGAATATGTGATTTCATGGATAAAGAACAAGCATTCGAAATTGTAGCCAAAGTTATCTTTGACCGTGGCGTACAGCTCATTATAGGGGGCAGTCCTGCTTTTGAGTCTGAAGCTGTTCTTTTTTACATTGAAGATACGATGGCAGAGTGGGGCTACAAGTCTCCTAAAGTTGCTGAGTATTGCGATTCACTTAAATCAGAGAATGACAACTTCCGCTCAATGGG